CACTCACTACTTAGATAACAAGATTAAAACAAGGCCTAGTGGTACGACTATGATCTACTATGTAGATTCTGGACTTAACAATGCTAAGGACATTTTTTATGCAAATGGACTTAGTGAGGGCGATAATGAATAATTGTGGTATAATATTATCTGGCAATTGTGCCCGATAACGAAGAATAACCTATGAAGGAGTATCTATGAGTACTAATAGCAAAATCAAAATCAATATGGACTCTCTTAAGAGTCGTCGCGAGTGGAAACGCCACAAAGTCAAAGATGGCCAAAATGTGTATCGAATCTTACCTCCATTCGGAGAAAGTTCCAACGGCTATCCATATAGAAAATGGCAAATTATTTGGGGATTAGTCGATCCAGAGTCTGGACGAGCTAGACCTTTCGCATCTTCTATGACTTCTGAAAAGAAGTGCCCAGTAACAGAGTACGTTCAAGCTTTAAAAAAGAAATCTGAAACATTAAAAGCTCAGCTTGCTGCTGCAGGTGTTAGCGAAGAAGATTCTAAAGAGCGTCTAGCGTCTCTAAATAAACTCATCCAAGACCTTAATCCTAAGACTGTTTACATTTACAACGCTGCTGATAAAGCAGGCGAAGTTGGTCTTTTAGAGTTAAAATCAACTGCGCACAAGAAAATGAAAGCAGAGATGGCTGAGTACATTTCGTCATATAATCAAGACCCTACATCATTAAACTCAGACGAAAGTGATTCTGGTGTTTGGTTTAATGTGACTCGTTCTGGTCTTGGTAGAGATACAGAGTACGATGTTAAGATCGTTAAAATCAAATCAAAAGATCCTCAAACTGGTCGTACTATCTATGAAGATGATAGAGCTCCACTTCCAGATTCTATCGTAGAGAACTACGAAAACATGGCCTACGATCTAGGCGCTGTTTATCAAGTTAAATCTTACGATGAATTAGCAGAGATCTTAGAAGCAAACATGCCAACTATCGTTGAGCTATGCCCTGACGCAGACTTAAACGAAACAGCTGTAGTTGCAAAAACTACTACAAAAGTAACACCTAAAGCAACAGGTACAAAACCGGTTACGGTTCGTCTTGACGATGGTGACGATGATGGCGATGATGACTTCACACCCGTTAAGAACACAACTAAAAGTAAAGCTGCATCATTAGATGATGACTTTATGGCTGAAGCTGATGCACTCTTAAATTCGTAATAGAGGTTTAAATGTCAGAAGATAATAAGCAGGTGGCGTCGATAGACGTCACTCAGCTAGCTATTTATTTAGATAAAGTTAGACAGATTGCATCTATCAATAAAATGATGGGTGCAACTTATCTTAGAGACTTTATCGAAGGGCAAGATATTGCTGGTCAGCTTTTAGCTAAAGCTGTTCAAGCAGATGTCAGAGCTAAAGCTAGATTAGAGCAGGCAGAAGCCATAGCGTATCTCGATAGAGCATCAGATTACCTAGCATCTAAAGGTGTTAAAGATTCATCTGAGGCTAGAAAAAGATATGTAGATATCGACGAAGATGTCATCGCGGCAAAAGATAATAAAGCTAAAACAGAAGCACTTGTATCCTTAATGAAAAACAAGCTTTCTGTTCTTAGACAAGCTCACGATGATCTTAAGAAGATACTGTATGGTGATCAACAATTTACTCAATATGAGGGTATGTAATGTCTAATAAATGGATGTCTAAGTTAACAGCTGATTTTGGTGCAGTTGCTACAGACTTTAAAAAGAATGAATCAACACCAATCCCTTCTTGGAGCCCAAGTTTAAACTGGGCCACTGCTAAACGTGGATTTGTTCCTGGAAAGGTCAACATTGTGTATGGACCAGAATCATGCGGTAAATCTATGCTAGCAATGATGGCTATAATCGAATTGCAGCGCAGAGATAAAGATGCTATTGCTGTCTGGTTCGATGCTGAGTTCTCATTTAACGTTGACTTCTTTGTTAAGTTAGGTGGAGATCCAACAAGATTAGTTGTTCGTCAATCTAATGACCCTTTAAAGATTTTTGACTACATCGGCGGTGAATTATTGGAGATGTTGCAGGACGGTGCTCCAGTTAAGTCGATAGTAATTGACTCAGTAAGATCTATTAGGTTCCCTAAAGATATGAAAAAACAAACAACTGACATGATCATGGGCGGTACTGGTGCAAACTATCTACCATCAGCCTTTAAGCTTATCTTGCCAGTTATCGCAGAATATAAGTTATTAACATTCTTTATTCAACAGGTATCAATCCAAATTGATCCTATGAAAGCACTAAGAAATCCGTATGTTTTACCAGACGGTCAAGCTCTTAAGCACGCTGGCGATCTAATGTTAGAAATGGTTAAGTTAGATACAAAGAATGGAGTTATCGAACAAGGTGAGACAATCACAGGTGCAGCACAGCAAGTTGGTCACAAAGTCAGAATTAAAGTTAAGAAGAATCGCATGGGCGCTCCGGCTCGTCAAGCTCAGTTTACTTTTTCTTATGATCATGGTGTAATCGACACTGCTACAGAGATTTACGAGCTCGCTAAATCATTAGGTGTAGTGTTTCACCCTAAGAATCCAGAGACAGGTAAAGAGAATGTTCAAATGTGGCAGTTTGGTAATCTACCTCCAGTAAGAGGTGATGCTAATATGGCTGCTGCTATTGCTGCAGATAAAACTCTTCAGCACGAGATTCTTGAAGCATGTTATGCACACGTTGATGCAAAAGTTGAACTTGATGCAAACGGCGTGGTAGTTGACGAACAGGCAATGGACGATATTCAAATCGAGCTATAAATGCTTTACCCTAAAGAAGCACTTTATTTTTTTACAATATCAACGTTACTGTTTTGGTTACTAGGAGGTTATCCATTTTGGATAGCCTTCTGCGTTTCTGCAGTACTTACTATAATTTTTGGATAAATATGATACATGAATTATGTATGGTTATGGAAAAGTGTTACCAACGCGGGTGGATTACTACTCGCGACGGTAATGCTTCTTTTAGAAGAAAAGATAGTCCTTATATACACATTACCCCATCAGGGGTAAGGAAAAATGTTTTAAGAGTTGAGGACATAATTAAGATGAAGATGCATAACGGGCAACTTATAATTCCTGAAGGTGTTAAGCCTTCTGGAGAGTTAGATATGCATTACTCAATTCAAAGGTTTGCTAAAGACACTAGATCGGTATTGCACGTACATCCAACTCATGTAGTCGCTGCTATGTACGCTGGATGGGACTTATCGGAGTTAGCTAAACAGTTCCCCGAGCTAGGAAGATACACCAAGGTTGCCAAGAACGTTCCAGTGCTACCAGTAACATCTGAAGCGTTGGCTCAAGCCACTTACTTCTCTATGTGCGAAGGCAGTGATAAACTAGCATTATCTTCTTGTGAAGATTGCTTAATGTTTGATATTGTTGGTCAAGATAGACATGGTGTCTGTGCAATAGCTAGAGACCCATGGAGTGCTTACGAGCACGTAGAAAGACTAGATCATGTATGTGAGATAGTGTTAAAATCTGGGGTAAAACCTAATAATGAAACTTAATTATTTTATAACAGATAATGGATATATATCAAATAGTCACGTTCATGACGGATGTGCTGCGTTCTTTGATAAATTTGGTGTAGTGCCGAAAGTGTTATACTTGCCGTACAACGCATATTCCCACTTAATGGCCTCAAATCCCCAGGCTGGATTAACTTATCAAGAAGTTGATAAAGACTACAAACAAGTTATTCCAATAGTAGGCGGTTTCTTAGAGCTTAAATTGATGCCAAAAGAAGAAAGTGTACATATTGCATCAAATACGGCATTGACTATATCTCACACCATGCCACTTTTAGTTATATTTGAAAACAACGAGATAGATGAGCAGTTTGAAAAACAAGTGTTAGGTAACAATGGCTAAAGTATTATTTATCGGAGATCCACATTTAAAAATTACTCGCTTTGATCTAGCTAAGCAATTTCTTAGTTGGATCAATTCTGTTGTTGAAAATGAAAAGCCAGATCTAGTAGTTAATTTGGGCGATACGTTTGATACACACGCTGTAGTTAGATCTGAAGTAATGACAGAGTTTATGTTACATGTCGAGCAGGTTAAGAAAACCTGCCCGTATGTTTATTTGTTAGGTAATCATGATCAATATAAGCCTAATGACTCAACGTACCACGCTTTATCTCACTTAAAAGGTAAGATAAAAGATTTTTACGTTGTTGATGAGATTGTAGATCTATTTGATATGACTTTTGTTCCATATATGCACAATAAAGATAATTTTCCTAAAAAAACGCTACCAATATGCGTAGCTCATCAGACTTTCAAAGGGGCAGATTTTGGTGACATCACAACGAAAGATGGAGTTGATGCGGATAGCATTGAGGAATGTCAACTTATCATCTCAGGACATATACATAAAAGGCAGCGGATTAATTCCGGAAGTGGAGCTGAATTATATTATATTGGCTCACCGTTTTCTCAGAGTGCTTCGGACATTAACCAAATTAAAGGCGTTGCAATAATCGAAACATCAACTCTAAAAGAGAAGTTCATTCAATCACCTCTTCCTATGTGGAAAGGTTTGAGATATGAAATATCTGCGGCAATGTCTGCAGACGACGTGCATGAAGATTTAATGATTAACCTAAATGATGTAGATCATTGGGTTGTAGAACTTACCGGACCAAAAGCTGAAATATTAGGATATTTGGGTTCTAAAAAAGGCAAGAGTATAACTACCGGTCGCGATGTAAAAATCAAGACAGTATTTACAGACAAAGAGAAGCGACAAGTTCGCATAGAAGCAACTTCGCTAAATTCTATAGTATCACAATATATAGATAAAGTCTATAGTGGATCCATAGATAAAAATACGTTAAAAGAAAAAGCAATAGAGCTATTTAACTCACTTAATAGCAAGTCTGACCTGGTATAATTAACTAAGTGGGAACTTTCCCGAGGTAACATGGAATCTAAAAAGGATTTGAATCTAGAAGAATACGTCGATCAGAGACGATGGCTATTAAACAATGGCCTAATTACTGATGATGTTAAGAATCAATTATTCTTTTGTGGCTCTATTGTCCATAAGGAAGTACAAGCAGTCGAACTAGATCTTGTTCCTGATAAGAAACAAGTTAACTATAAAATCTACGTAAACAGCGATTTAATTGAAAAAATTGAAACGTACAATGTTCTCTCTAAGTCCACATCTCTTTGGGGTATGTGGCGCTTTAAACGCTTCTTAAAAAGAGAGGGAGCAATGGACTTTCAACAAATCTTAAACAAGTTCGTTAAAGATTTTTGTGGACAAGCCTGGAGCGCTACGGTCGAAGTGGTGGACTTCAATACTTATGTTGAAGGCCTTGGAGACCAAAGTGAAAACACAGGAACAAGTCAGTCGCCTAATAAGCAATCTGACTAGTGACGAAGATTTACAGCAAGATTTATGGGTCTGCTATCTCAGCGGAGCACCCATTCACTGTCTCAATTCAAAGTTATCTGAGATTAAAGAAAAACAATCTCTAAATCGCGAGTTAGATGAAGCTATTTGGAAACTCATAACTAATCCACCGAACGGTGAGGTTGGTAAGTTAGTTCAAGAGACATTCACTGACTATGAGCGCAACTTAATATTTTGTTTAATTATAGGTCTAAATACAAGTCAAATTTCGCGCCTTAAAGGTATCAGTGAGGTGCGTATCGAGCAATCTTTGGCCACAATCAGGTATAATAGTGTCTGGAAGAAAATTTATGGCACTAAAGAAAAACTTAACAGATGAAGAAAAACACGGGTTAACCGAAGAAGAGATTAAGCTAGCAACTAAGTATCTTAGAAAGAACAAGACTGCTGGTGCTCTTCAAGATTTAGAGGCTGCAAAGCTATACGAGATGTACCTTTTAGGTGACTCAATACCTAAGATTGCGCAGCAATTCCCACAATATCCTATCGGTCAAATAGCACTAACTGCCGCATTAAGAGGTTGGCCAAGAGATAGAGATAAGATGCTACATACTCTACAAGATAGAGTTAGGGCAAAGGTAGTAAAGTCCGTATTAGAACAAGTTGACTTTTTAACAACTATGATGTCAGTTGCAAATGCTGAGCATCTAGAAGCAATGATTAGGTACGTTCAAGACCCAATAAACAATCCAAAACCAAACATGCGTGTAACCAACATCAAAGAATATAAAGATGTGGCAGAAACGCTTTATAAGATTGTGGCTGGCGCTACAAGCACCGGTGGTGGTAAAGATAAGAATAAATCTCCAATGTTTGATGCCTTAACTTCACCGCAAAAGCACTCACAAGTAGAGGAAGAGCCTGAAGAACTAGATATATCTAAGTTAGCTGAAGCTCTACCTGCAGCTTCAGGTAAAGAATAATGAGTAAGAAGAAAGCTATACAAAAAATAACACCAGAGCAGGAAAGAAAGCTATTACTAAAGCCATGTAAGACAAGAAATGAGCTTAAGGCTTGGATCAAATACTTCCTAAATCTAGAACTTCCTGATGTAACTGTGTCAAGGTACTCAGACACTAATCCTTTAGATGTTATTTGGGAAGTGTATGACATTTGTGTAAACAAGAATAACCCTAATAAGATTAAAGAGCTGTTGTTTGTTGCTGGTCGTGGTTCTGGTAAAACACTTGGTATGGCCATAGCCGAACTTATGGTTCTATTGCACGATAGAAGAGAGGTAGTTCACGTTGGAGCTATTTTAAATCAAGCTGAGCGTTGTTATGCCTATCAAAAAAACTTTTTGTTTAATCGCAAGATTAAACCACTGGTCATGCCAGAAGACATACCTGAAGATCAAAGAATTTTAGAAAAAGCAAACATGTCTAAGTCTTTGTTCAATATTGGCGGAGAAAAGTTAACTTTAGAAGTTATCCCATGTACTTTAAAAGCATGTAACGGACCGCACGTTCCGTTAGTTGTTGTCGATGAGATCGATACTGTTTCTGGCGAGGGTGTTAAAGCTTTTGCAGAGATCAATGGTATGTTAGATACTCGTCCCGGTAAAGAAGCTCTTAGAGTTGGTATTTCTACGCGTAAGACTCGCTACGGACTAATGAACCGCCAAATTGAGAATGCAGAAGCAGAAGGTCGTACGGTTAGACGCTGGACTGCATTTGAGTTCATGGAAAGATGTACGGACGAAAGATCTGGAACAAAAAAGATTCCACTATATGTCAACCAAGATAAGATGGACGTATTGACAGAAGAAGAATTCTTAAAGAAAGAGAAAGTTAAGCAAAAAGAATATGTTATGCATGAGGGATTTGAAGGGTGCGCAAAGTGTCCTATATTCTCAATATGCTTAACAGATGCTAAAAAGCAAACCTCTACATCGCCTATGCTTAAAAACCTAGATATCGACTTAATTCAAAAAGTTAAAGCAGGTGGAGCTGATTGGGCCTTAGCACAATTAATGAACTTAAAGCCTTCTGTAGAAGGGATTATTTACAGGGAATTTGAAGAAAGAATACACGTTAAGGATTGGAATCAAATGTGGAAAATCCTTACCGCTAAAGATTATCCTGGCGAATGCACTCACGATATATTTGTTAGTAAGTGCCACGAATTGGGTTTACCTTGTTACGCTGGAATAGACTGGGGATACTCAGCTCCAAATACGGTGGTATTCTTCTTCTTAGATAAGAAAGACAATGTTTATATTATCAAAACAGATGGTATGACGCAAATATCTGGGCCTACTTGGATACATCATATAAAAACTAAATACCACAATAAGTATAGAGTTCAATTATATGTGCCTGATCAAGCAGATCAAGGTGCGATATTAGAGATGCGTAAAGCTGGTTTGCCGGCACATAACGATCCTAAGAAGCCAGAAATTATGGCCGGAATTCAAGTAATTAAAAAGTTACTAAAGGTTCCTGGTGGAACTGAAGCTAAATTATTTTTAGCCAAAGAGACGACGCAGCATATTATAAATGAGTTTGGTTTATACCACTATAAACTAGATGCGGCAGGTATAGTAACAGACGTTCCGGACACAGAAAACGATCACTGGCTCGATGCGTTAAGATACCCATTATCTGTATTACTAGGCAAATCAAACATAATCCTAGGCGGAGGGTTAGACTTTGATACTTCTGAAGGGCTTAAGTCTAGCGATGGTTCTTATAGTAGGACTCCGACTGCTTCAGAATTCGCACAACTCAATGGAATTAAATTTAACGAAAACGATCAAGATACATCTAAACTTGGCAAAATTGGAACTCAAAGCGATTTAGATGACGATTCTGACGACGACTCTGGGAGCCAGGGTGGCTTTTTATGGAGCTTTTAAGGTACAATAGGTAATTATGGCAATATGGGATGATTGGTTAAAGAAACAGATTAAGGGTGAGATTAACGAGCTTTTAAAGGCGGATGGTATTTCATCTACTGATGAGATAGCAGGAGCTACTGCTCCATCTGACATTAAGACTGGTAACTACACAGCAGATGCTCTACCTGATTCAGCTGAGCAAGTAGATGCTACTGGTCAAGTTGGCAGAAAAGCTATCATAGATGATCCATACTTTGAAAACTTAACTAATCAGATCAACTATAAGCACAAGATGTCTAGACTTACTAATAGGACTTTAAAAGAAGTCTCTATTAGAGATTGGCTAGTATCTGCTATCATTCAGGCTCGAGTAGATACATTATTAAGATTCTCTAGACCAGAGCATAGACGCCATGAAATGGGTTTCCGCGTTGTTAAAAAAGACCATAACGCAGAATATACTGCAGACGAGTTACAAGAAATTCAGGCTATAGAAGATTTTATCTATAACTGCGGGCGTAAAGATGGAACTCCTATAGAAGATAGGATGTTATTTGGTGAGTTTTTAAAACTTACAATCCGCGATGCCTTAACTTTTGGACACATTGCCGTAGAAAAGGTTAAAACACGTAAAGGTGGATTACACAGATTCAGACCACTTCCTTCTGAAAACATTTATCTTATAAATAAGAGAATGTCTAAGAATCAGATCGCTCAGCAAGAGAAATCTGCTAAGCAAACTTACGGTCAACCACTAAGTGACAATGACCCTAAGCAAGAGTACGAAGTTAATGCTCAAGAGAATGAATATTATAAGTACGTTCAAATGTCTTATAACATGCAGCCGCTTGCTCACTTCGGCGATGAAGACTTAATATTTAAGAACTTCAATCCTCAGAACTTTGCTGACTCTAATGGATATTGCTATTCTCCACTTGAGTTAGCTATTA